ACCAGTAGACATATTTACCGATGAGGTATTAGGGGGGATACAGTGAGCGAGAAAAGAGCTATAGGCTTCGAGCAGGCAGAGGTACGATTTAACGAGGGCGACAAGAGGACGCTAGAGGGCTACGCCAGCGTATTCGATACGCCTACAGATTTAGGCAACTTTCAAGAGGTGATAGAGGTAGGGGCGTTTACAAGGGCTTTAGATGAGGGGCAAGACGTAAGGGCATTAGTAGACCACGACCCAGCTAGGGTAATAGGACGTACTAAGAATAATACGCTAGAGCTGCGAGAGGATCAGCGGGGGCTATTTACCCGTATCGAGTTACCAGATACTAACGAGGGTAGAGATATTGCAACACTGGTCCAGCGGGGCGATCTTGACGCTATGAGCTTCGGGTTCACTGTACGTAGCGACCGCTGGGAACGTACCGAGGGTCGTAACGTACGCTATATCGAGGACGTGGATTTATTCGACGTGAGCGTGGTAGCCTTCCCAGCTTACGCGGATACGACGGTAGCCCTGCGTAGTATGCCAGAGGATAAGCCAGACGATTTACGGCGGCGTAGGCTCGATGTACGGCTACACGATCTACGTAAAAATAGCTGGCAGTAACGCAATAAACCGAAAAGGTATAGCGTTGTGCTTGTATGGGGGATTAAACCACTACTTACGCCTATGCGATTTAGTGGGGAGATACCTAACAATCGGGGATAGATTACGCCTAAGCGACTCTAAAACGGTTTTATGCTATCAGTATAGACCCAGTTTCAGGGTCGCAATTTTATAGAAGGGGGACATAATGTCTCAAACAATTACAGAATTAAAACAACTAAGAGCTAAGCTAATTAAAGAGATGCGCGACATCTTAGACGTAGCCTCAGCTGAGGGGCGTAACCTATCAGCAGAGGAAACCGAAAAGTACGACCGTATCGAGGCAGACGTAGACGGCTTTACCGCTACTGTGGATCGTCAAGAAAAGCAAGTTAGAGCAGAATCGACTATTAAAGAAACTGTATCAGAAGCTCGATCTACCTATAAAGCTATGACTAAGCAAGATAGAGTAGGCTCAGACGAGTATCGCGATGCTTTCGATAAATATATGCGATATGGAAATAATGCCCTAGTAGGCGAAGAAGCGAGAACACTTAATGAGGGTAGCGACGCAGAGGGCGGCTACTTGACCGAGAGCGTTTTAGAGCGAAAATTGATCGAGGGCTTACAAGATAATAATATTATGAGATCGCTTTCTACCGTCATAAACACCACCAGCGATAGAAATATCAGCGTAGTAGATACCGTAGGCGAGGCAGCATGGCTCGGCGAAGGCGGAACGTATCTCCCTGTGGATACAGACTTTACGCAGGTTTCGCTTGGAGCATATAAGGCGACTACGCTATTATTAGTCTCAGAGGAGCTTATGCAGGATAGCGTTTTTGATCTCACAACCTTCATCAGTTCAATATTTTCAAGAAGGCTCGGCGAGCTTGAAGAAGCCGCTATGATCGCGGGAACGGGCAGCGGGCAACCAACTGGGGCAGTTAATGGGGCATCAGCTGGGCATACGCTGGCTACAATCAATACGTGGACAGCTGACGACTTGCTAGATTTCCAATACAGTCTAAAGCGGCAGTATCGCCGTAACGGCTCTTTTATCTTTAATGACGCAAGTATTAAAGATATCAGAAAACTACAGGATGCTAACGATCACTGGATATGGCAACCATCTATGCGTGATGGTGAGCCAGACCGCTTGCTAGGTAATCCGATTTACTCTAGCTACGATATGGCTGTACCCGCAGACGATCCGTCGTCTAAGTGTGGGCTATTTGGCGATTTTAAGATGGCTTACTATATCGCTGATCGAGGGGCTACCTCATTCCAACGACTAAATGAGCTTTACGCGGTATCCACAGGTAGCGTAGGCTTTAGAGCTTACCGCCGAGTAGACGGTAAAGTAGTTTTACCCGAAGCTATGAAACTACTCATAAACGCAGCCTCTTAAGGGCGTTAAAGGGTTTTTAATCGCTGGGCGGGGGCTGCCGCTCTCGCCCAGTTTTAGTTATGTTAATTTTAATGCTGCGTACGTTCGACGATACGCTAAAAGTAAATAAGCGGTACTACGTGCCAAGAGATCAGGGTATAGAGCTAATAGCTCAGGGATACGCAGAGGCTACCCCAGAGCTAGCCGCTAGGCAGCCTGTAACCAGTACGGCGACCATTAAAAGGGGTGTAAGACGATGAGCCTAAAACAAATAGTACCACCTACTGCTATGGCGGTGTCATCGGCTGACGCAAAATCGTGGATAAGAGTAGATACGGATGACGATAATAGTCTTATAAACGAGCTTATAGACGCGGGTATTCATTACATCGAGAATGCTACTAACCGCCAGCTGGTTACGGCTACTTGGCGGTTAAAGCTAGCTACGTTCCCTAATAATGGGGGCGATCTAATTATGACCGTATCGCCCTTACAGAGCGTAACAAGCGTAACGTATGTAAATACTAGCGACGAGGTAACAACGTGGGACGCTGCTAACTACGTAGTAGACACCGATTCTAACGTAGGCAGGCTACGACCAGCGTATAACATAGACTACCCCTCAGACGTACGAGGATACGATCAGGACGTTGTAGTAACTTTTATAGCTGGTTATGGAGATGCCGCTACAGATGTCCCCTGCGCAGCATCAACAGCTATAAAATTATTAGTAGGTAATTGGTACGAGAATAGAGAGAGCAACGCCCCTATATCTTTACAGCCTGTACCGATGGCTTTACAGGCTCTTATCTGGCAGTTTAAGGACGGTACGATTCAATGAGGGCAGGCGCATTACGTAATAGGGTAGAGATTCAATCGCTAGGCAGCACGTACGACGATTACGGCGATCTATCTAATTCATGGAGCGAGGGCGATACGGTATGGGCTTCTATCTTTCCCGTAAGCGGTACAGAGGTAGACATAGCTAAAGAGATGATAGGCGTAGTTACCCATGTAGTAAAAATGCGTTACCGCGATCTATCTAGGGCAGCAGCGGGTAACTGGGTACAGATTAACGACGCTGCAGATATGGACGCTGGCGATACGTTTACAATGACCGACGGAAATGGTGTAGCTCACTCTGTAGTAGCTAACACTGATTTTACAATAGCTACAGGTGGTACAGCTCACGAAAATAAAGTAGATACAGCTATAAGCCTATCTACTGCTATAAACGCTATCGGGGGTGGTAATATTGTTTCAGCTTATAAGATTCTAAACGGCTTTACTAACCGCGTCATTATTACGCAACTTATACGCGGTAGTGATGGCAACGTCCGCCCCGATGTTACTGGCGACGGCTGGAATGTCAATACTGGGGAAAACTTTGGCTGGGCTACTATGGGTACGAATGGATTAGCAGCAGAAAACCGCCTTTTATATGAAGGGCAGATATTACAGATAGAGAGCGTACGAAATTGGCAAGAGCGTAACGTATTTTTAGAGTTACTTTGTAAAGAGGTGACTACATGATGACCCTAACGGGAGATAAAGAGCTAGAGCGGGTACTAAAAAGGCTACCTAATAATGTACAGCGTAACCTAGCCAAGCGGTCTATGCGTAAGGCTGTAGCCCTATTCCGTAAAGAATCCCGTAAGCTGCTACCTGTAACTAAGCGTAAGCAACTTAAAAAGGCGATAAAGACGCGGGTATCATTGAAGCCCGATGGAACAATGACGGGTCGAGTGTATACGATGTCCAAGGGTAAAAAGGGCGCGCCTCATGCCCACATGGTCGAATGGGGCAGCGAGAATAATAAGGCGACGTTCTTTATGACTCGTACGTTCGAGGCTAATAAGACTAGGGTTATAGACTTGTTTAGATCACAGATACGGCTAGAAATAGCTAAAGAGGCTGTAAAATGAGCTTAGAAAAGGGTATTAGAGCCATCTTAATAGCCGATGGAACGGTAAGCGGGTTAGTATCTAGTAGGATATTTCCCCAGCGGCGACCGCAAGGTACGATACTACCAGCCCTAACCTACCGTACTGTATTTCAAGAGATAACCGAGGGTCTAGCCGAGCAAACTGGACTAAGACGTAGCAGGGTGTCGATAGATTGTGCAGACAGCACGTATGGCGGCAATAAGACGCTAAGGGATGCCGTTACGAGTGCTTTAATAGATTACAACGCCACTATAAGCGACGAGATTATAGATAGCATACGGCTAGAGGCAGCCGTAGACATAGACGAAGATTTAGAGCCTGCCAGCGGTTCGGTAGGCGTATTTAGAACAATCCTAGATTTCATTATTTACCATCAGACATCCTAAAGGGGGATAATTTCCATGGCAGCAATAACAGCCAACACAACCACATTTTCCTATGATGGTACGGCAATAGGAGATATTGTGTCAATATCTGCGCCGTCCATCTCAATCGCAACCATAGATACTACGAGTATCGCAGATATTTACCGTACGTTTTTAGGTGGTACTATCGACTCAGGCGAGATGTCGCTAGAAGTACAGTACGATCCAACCTCTACAAGCGGTGCAGAGCTAGAGGCATCATGGGAAGCTGGAGCAACAGTAGCCCCAGTAGCTAAAGAATGTATAATTACGTTTAGCGATAGCTCTACCTATACATTCAACGCTATACTTACTGGTATGCAAGCAACCGCCGCTATGGATTCTGTAGTTACCGCTAGCGTAACGCTAAAGGTAACAGGGGCTATTACGGTAGCTAGTTAATGCTAAATAGAGATACTATTCTAAAAGCTGACGATCTACCTAGAGAGCTGGTAGAAGTGCCAGAATGGGGCGGCAGCTGTTACGTACGTACGCTTAGGGGTAACGAGCGCGACAGCTTCGAGCAATCGCTAGTAGGTAAAAAGCAGAAAATGAGCCTAGAAAATGTACGGGCTAGATTTGCTGTTTTAACCGTATGCGACGAGAGCGGTACGAGGTTATTTACAGATGCAGACGCTAAAGCGTTAGGCGATAAGTCTGCAGCAGCGTTAGACCGAGTTTTCGCAGTAGCCCAGCGGCTTAATGGCTTTAGTCAGGACGACGTAGAGGACTTAGCAAAAAACTAACCAGCCGCCCAGAGCGGCGGTTTTACTTTAGGCTGGCTTTAGCTCTGGGCATGAGTGTAGAATCGATGCTTGCTACAATTTCGTCCACAGAGCTAGCAGAATGGATGGCGTATTACGGGTTAGAGCCTTTTGGTCAGGATAGAGAGGCGTTACATGCTGGGATCATCGCAGCAACGGTAGCCAACGCTAGCACTGGTAAAGGCAAGACGTACCAGCCTAGCGACTTTATGCCAGACTTTGACCGTAAAGAGCAGACCGCCGACGATATGAGGGCTATATTAAATCAGATGGCAGGGGGATAAATGGCTACAGTAGGCAACCTAAACGTAAACGTAAACGCGCGTACCGCTAAGTTTAAGCGGAAGATGAAAAGTGCAAGGGCGACTCTCGCGCGCTTTGGCAGGGCTGTAGGCGGCATAGCTAAGAAAATGGCTATGTTTGGAATTATGGCTGGTACTATAGCCGTGGCTGCTATCGCATTGCTAACTAAAAAGGGGTTAGCCTCAGTAGATGCCCTAGCCAAGCTAGCACAATCTATAGGCGGCACTGTAGCGGGTCTACAAACATTGCAGCACATGGCGACCATCGGCGGCGTGTCCATCGAAAAGATGGACAAAA